GAGCAAACCAGCAAACCCCCCACCCCCGCTATTTTTTGGCAAGAAAGAGCGAGACCTTGTAAAGCAAGTCAACGATGAACTTATTGAAAAAGTCATCGGACAGCAGATTCTTTACTATCCTATAGATATGGAAACAACAGATTTTCATGATATGTACGGCGAAGCTATAGAAAAGACATACCTCCCACCTGTTAGGGTTTTTGCGCTGGTTGAATTTACGGAATTAGCAACGGAATACATGGCTGGAGCAGGAATAGACAAAAGCTGGGAAATTAATGTACATTTTCATAAAAGAAGATTAGAAGATGATCAAGACCTATACGTTCGCGAAGGAGATTTTGTTTTATACGGAGATTATTATTACGAGATAGTTAAATTGAGCGAAGACACAAAGCTTTTTGGTCAAGTTCACCATGGTTTTGAGATTTCTGCGAGATGCAGACGAGCAAGGAAGGGACTATTCGATGCTACCTGATAATTTTGATTTTGCGATGCTGCCGCCCGGCACTAAATCTGGTACCTTACAAGAATTGGGGATACTGGCCTCCGATATTGAGAATATAGATTATTCTATAGTTTCATGGCTAAAAGAGAATATAAAACTAAGATCTAATACCAACGAAGGAATTGTAAATGTCCCAGTTTTGTGGCAGGCACCAGAACGTGCATATCAAATTAAAAACGACAAAACTCTTCGTGATGATGGTGGCGCATTAAAAATGCCGCTTTTGAGTATTGAAAGGACCGGTATCACCAAAGACCCAACAATGAAGGGTGGCTATCAGGCCCACATATATTCAGATAAACACAATGGGCGTTCGGGAAGAATGGTTGTGGCCAAACGAATGGTACCTGATAAAACAAGAAATTTTGCTGTTGTTGGTAATATTCGAAACACCCCAAAAGGCGCCGGAGGCCCACCTTGGGTACCAAGAATCAACAGCAAGTACGTTATTCAATATCTTTCTATTCCAATTCCAATATATGTGAACGTTGAATATAAAATAGCGATTAAAAGTGAATATCAACAACAGATGAACGATTTATTAATACCATTTATGGTGCGCACAGGCCAAATTAATTCTTTTATTTTAAGACGAAACGGACACTTGTATGAAGCTTTTATTGATAAGTCTTTCAATCATAGTAACAACATTAATGACTTAGGCGAAGACACGCGTATGTTTACAACTGAGTTTACAATTAGAATACTAGGATACTTGATAGGAGAAGGACCCAACGATGATCGCCAGCTAGTAAGAATTGACGAGAATGCAGTAGTAATAACATACCCAAGTGAATCGCTCGTGGACGCATTTCCCGGAGATGATACCATCACATAACCGATAAGAGCATTTATTCGCAAAAAAATCACTTCCGGAAACATTTGCGCGTTTGTTGATATAGTTCCGGATTTTTAGAGACTTTTGAATTCCGAAATACTATTTAAAGATGATCGCAGGGATAATTTGGTCTATAAATTAATAGAACCCCAGCAAACATAAGGAACCAAAAAAAATGGGTATAAGCAGCTTTAAATTCATGAGCCGGGACAGCGCGCCAGGCGTTCAAGTTATTGAAACAGACAATTCTCAGATGCCGGCAGCAGCAGACGCCATAGGCGCTGTAATAATTGGCCGAGCTAGTAAAGGTATTGGCATGGTGCCAATTCAAGTAAAATCATGGGAGCAGTTTGTTGCCAATTTCGGAGATACGGTTGCTGGTTACGGTGGTGGCGATGTTTATCGTAAGGGAAACGATATGCAGTCACCAATGTATGGTACTTATGCAGCTAAAGCGTATCTAAAAGCCAATGTGGCCCCGCTAACATATATTAGACTTTTGGGAGAAGAGGGCTCTGCTCTTGATTCCGGAGACGACCCCCAGGCAGGTTGGAAAACTGACAACCTATTAACTGCAGGTACTGGCACTCGCGGCGGCGCCATTGGTCTTTTCGTGGCGCCCTCCGCGTCAGCCGAATCACATACCAATGTCAATTTCGCATTCACTGGCTCTAACTCGTTCCAGCTAGCTGCTGTATGGTACTTGGATGGCGGTTCAGTTGCTCTTAAGGGAACGCTTCATGGAACAGGCTCGACAGACGGCGGAACAGTTACAGCAGCCTCCACTATAATTGAATCTGATTCCAACGGTAGGTTTAAGGTTGTCATCAGTGGCTCGAACGGCCGCGGCGAAACGATTGCCTTTAACTTTGATGATACCAGCGAAGATTTTGCTAGAAAGAAGTTTAACACCAACCCACAATTGAGGGTGGGGGGTAACTTCTATTCTACTATATCCGAAAGAGATTATTGGTTAGGAGAGACTTACGAGCAGGAACTAAGAGACGGGTCTCTGACTAGCGGTAATCTTGTTGGTGTGATCGCCGGCGTTCAGCTAACTGGATCAACCGACAATGAAACTCCCGCAAATATGCTCGGCCAGGCCGCCTTGAAGGCGGGCTCAACGGCTCGAACTAGCTGGATAATTGGACAGGACCAGGGCAGCGCCACTAGCTTTAAGTACGAGGACGCACAACAGCTTTTCCGCGTTCTCGACCGCGGCCATGGTGAATGGACACAGAGAAACCTCAAGGTCTCAATTGAGAAACTTAAGCAGTCACAAACTACGTCCGACCCTTATGGAACATTCTCTCTTGTGCTCAGAAAGCTTAGTGATACAGACAATGATATGCAAGTTGTAGAGAGATTTGATAATCTTAACCTTAATCCAAGATCACCCAATTACATTGGGCGTCAAATTGGTGACAAATATTGGAAGTGGGACACAACCACATACACGACTCCACGCCTAGTCGCCGTCGGAGAGAGGCCCAACACATCTAAATATATTAGGATGGATATAAACGCTGATATTGATGCCGGTGCCGGCGGCCTTGAAACGCTTCTGCCATGGGGATACTACGGCCCACCGAAATATTCAGATTCGACATTCTCCGGCTCGTATGCCCAGGCGATATCTGGTTCCAACACCCTGGCTAATAAGTTTATCATTGTGGATGGATACTTGCCAAGCTCAGGTCTTAAGGCAGTCGCCCAGCGGGTGCTTTCTGGTGGCTTTGGAACGGCGTGCTCAGTCACGGCTTCATTCAAGTTCCCGTCTGTGAGAATTCGTAACTCTGCTTCTGATGGTGGTCTAAGTGAGCCCACGAACGCATACTTTGGAGTGCAAACCACTCGGACAGCTACTAGTACACGTCATGACGCAAGTTGTGCCGACGTACATAGAATGCTTTATAAAGGATTCGGGGATAACCCGGTCGGAAGCTCGATCACTGGTATTGATTCGTATGCATATGTCTTTACACTAGATGACATTGTTAACAGCAGTGTCGCAAGTAGTGGTAGTAATTATTTCCACAGATCTGGTTCCAGAGTGGATGGCACAAGTTACTCGGCCACAGGTTCCAACACCTACAAGAGCCTTCTAGATGCTGGTTATAACAAGTTTACTGCTCCCTTCTGGGGCGCCTTCGACGGCTTTAATATTCGTGTGCCGGATCCGATGTATAACAACGGAATTGGCGTTAGCACTGAAGCGGGTAGCTCCATTTTCTATACTTGGAACAAAGCCATTGCTCAGACTCGACAGGCTGAGGAAATTGATATGAACATGCTGCTTGCTCCGGGCCTCACAAACGAGGGTCTAAATAACAAAATTAACGAAGTATGTACCCTCCGCGGAGATTCGTTGGGTATAATTGACCTCCCGAATGTCTATATTCCGTCCCATGAGGTCTATTATGCAGATAAGTCAAGTCGAATTGGAACAACGCCAAATGCAGTGGCCAATAACAGATCGGCCGGTGCACCACAAAATAGCAGCTACGGTTGCACGTTCTATCCATGGGTTCAAACCCGCGATGCGAACTCAGGACAGCTTGTGTGGGTACCACCTTCTGTTGCCATGGCAGGCGTCATAGCTAGCTCAGAGAAAAGAACAAAGCTTTGGTTTGCTCCGGCTGGTTTCAACCGCGGCGGACTCACCGACGGCGCAGCTAATATTCCAGTAGTAGCTGTCAGCGAAAGGTTGACATCCGACCAGAGAGATACTCTTTATGCGGCTGGGATCAATCCGATTGCTTCCTTCCCAGGAAGCGGAATTGTGGTCTTCGGCCAGAAAACGCTGCAAGGCGCTTCGTCAGCACTGGATAGAATTAATGTCCGAAGGCTCATGAACTATGTTAAGAAGTCAATTGCGCTTCTTGCTAATAATGTTATATTCGAACAGAATGTAGAAGCTACATGGAACAACTTCCGAGGTCTTGTGGAGCCGTTCCTATCCAATATTCTGATTCAACACGGTATTACAAATTATGCTCTATCCGTACAGGAAGAGGCGGACGTTCCGACGGAACTCCTCGCAGTTACCGGTCAAACAGATCAAGACTGGCTCATCGATCAGAATATTCTATATGCCAAGATTAAGATACAACCTGCTCGCGCGATTGAATTTATTGCGCTTGACTTCGTTGTTACCCGAACTGGTGTAGGATTTAACGATTAAAAAAGAAAACAAGATACTATTTAAAATAGAACGTACATAACAGGAGTACTCAAACAATGTCATTTTGGACAACCGATTTTTCGAGCGACGATACCACTCTCAAAGATCCAAAAAGAAAATTTAGATGGCAGGTGCAATTCACCGGCCTAAGTGCTGGTACAAATCCAACCCTACTTTGGTATGCAAAAACCGTAACAAAGCCATCTTTCACTATTGCAGCCGCGGAGCACAAGTATTTAAATCATACATTTTACTACCCCGGATCGGTTACTTGGAACGATGTGGCTATGACACTGGTTGATCCTGTTAGTCCAGATACAACTGCTACTTTTTCTGATATTATGGTACAATCTGGTTATGCTCCCCCGTCTGACCCAAGCACTATGACCACCATGTCTAAGGCTTCTGCTGCCGGCGCACTTGGGGCCATCAACATCACACAGTATGATGGAGCCGGCGTTGCATTGGAGACGTGGACGATGCACAATGCTTTCCTTTCAGAAGTTAAGTATGGTGACCTGGCATATGGAGAAGACGACCTAACAGAAGTATCAATAGTTATTAAGTATGATTGGGCTTCTGTTACAACCGCGAATGATGGTGCGAAGTCATCCGGCAAAACGGAATTCTTTTCGCTTAGCGGCGATGCAGCCACCGCGTAATTAATATTTTAAAATAGAGGTGTATATTGTCAAGAAATAAAAGTCGCGTTGGAGCGAAAAAGACCACATCAAGTCCGGTCCCCCAACACGTAATACAAGGAGACAACAAAGGCGGCATGCCGCTAGCGTTCGTCGTACCAACAGAGTTTGTTGATCTTCCATCAGGAGGAAAGTTTTATCCAGAAGGACATCCGCTACACGACAAAGACTGTATCGAACTTAAGCAGATGACCGCCAGAGAAGAGGATATTTTGACATCCAGGACCCTTCTTAAGAAAGGTGTTGCTTTGGATAGGGTTATCGAGAGCATTATTGTAGATAAAAGCATCGATCCGAATACATTGCTTGTTGGAGATAGAAACGCAATTATTATTGCGATTAGGTCTTCTGGGTACGGTAGCGATTATTCAACAAATGTAACCTGTCCAAGTTGTGGCGAAACAAATCGTTATACATTTGACTTAAGAGAAGCAAGTGTTTATAGAGGAGAAGATGCACACAAGCTTGAATTGGTGGACCATGAAGATGGCACGTTTACAACTACATTGCCTAAAACATCCATAGACGTTCGTTTTAGGCTTCTTGTTGGCCACGATGAAAAGAATCTTGCTTCTTCTGTCACCAACGCCCGCAAAAGAAAGGGTGAAGAACACAACGTAACCAATCAGTTGGCTAACCTACTCGTTGCGGTAAATGAAGACGATAGTGCCGAAGCAAGAAACTACGTTATTA